CGTCTACGCTTCCTAAATATCAAGACTTTAGTGAAGTTATCGAGCACAACCATAGAGAGGCTATGAAATACAAATCGCTCGCAGTAAACATTCAGCGCGCCATGAACTTGGGTGTTTGAACACATGCCAATTTTCCAATTTGTATGACATCTGCGAGAGATGTAACTTTGGATACCAACTCTTTTTCAGTGCCGTCAAACATCCAACTGTAATCTGCGTTGCGTTCTTCGATGTCACTATAACTCTGTCGCTGTTCCGCGAGAAATGGGGTTACAACTTTTACGCGAAATGTCTTGAACATGTAGACATCAATCTGTTCGTGCAAGGACACCTTGTACTGCATGAGGCGTTCGTATGTGGTCGTAACATTCCACAGTGTCCAATGCGTCGTAAACCCGTGCGGCAGGTCGTGGAGTTTTACATGCTGTGTTGAAAGAGGTTGATTGAATGTCGCGCCTTTGAACGCTCTGGACGTCGCGCCTAAAACAATGTCCCATTTGTCGCCATGCAATGAGAGTTTGTGCATGATCTCGTGCCACAAGTCGAGAATGGCGCGCGGGTGACGATTTCGCGGAGTACAATCGTCTTCCCAGACAAGAACGAACGATTCTCCTCGCGCACGCGCTTCTTCCACGACCTTGATGTGCGAAAGAGCACATCCTTTCCATCCGGGACTTGCGCGGACGGCGGGGACACGAACAAGCGAGAAAGCGCCCTTCCAGTCCTGCTGTAGATTGTGCCACCGATCGGTGCGCTCGTCCAAGTTTATAACATAGGCAGTAGACGTAGTAGTAGACATTTACTCATATATTTCAGATGCAATAAAATGCCCTGCACGATCGTTCCGCAACTTGCGGGCGGACTTGGGAACTGGTTGTTTCAGGTCGCGGCAGCAGTAAAGTTCGCCCAGGATCTGGGAATTCAATACTGCCTCGTCCGAGACAAAGTGTATAGGTCTCCGCACTCTTCGACGGATTATTTTTCCACGATCCTCTCGAAATTCAATCAGCGGGATACATTGCGATCAAGTGGGTTAATACAGATTGTCGAACCCGCAAACTTTAACCACCTCGACTACAGAGCAGCAATATCTCCGGTTTACCGCAGAGATATTGATGTGTTTTTGGTCGGTTACTTCCAACACTACGAGTTTATTCCGCGCACATTCAAGCAGATGCTGTCTCTTCCATCGGTCGACTGCTCTAAAGTTCGCGATACGTGCTTCATACACATTCGCGGCGGAGATTTTTTGACCACACCCCTTCACAACATCAATCTGGATAGTTATTACCGTAAGAGTGTCGCGCATATGAAATCGCTCGGAATCACAAAGTTCTCGGTGTTTACGAACGACAAACCGCACACACTGCGCCACGAGTTCCTGGACGACGTGGACTACGAGTTCGTCGACGCTCCGGAAATCGATTCGCTAGTATTGATGTCGGAATGCCGCGCCGGAATCTGTGCAAACTCATCGTTCTCGTGGTGGGGTGCGTATCTGAATCCAAACCGCCCAATCTGCATGCCATCCAAGTGGTTTAACAATGGAGATATAAATACATCGGGGTACTATTTTCCCAATGCGGTTTTTATGGGGGTATAATAGTTTTGAAAAATATAATGATCGGTCGTCCAGATTCGAAAGGTTATCCTTCCGTAATACGAAGGAGGGTAATAAGGGATACAGCACCAAAAAACTCCCCTACATTCACACATACTATTTTTTCGGAATCAAACGTCCAACCAATCACCGCGCCTCCGAGTCCTAGAGAACCTACACCGCCACAGCCACAGCCACCGCCACCTACTTCATTCTCTCTTATGAACCACGACTCTTTGTTGTGGATAGACATGTCTAGAATCGACCCCCTCGCAAAATACACATACAATGGCGGAATTGTTCGAAAAGATTCCGATACATTGCGTATATTCTATCGCAGAGGTGTCGAACCCAAAATGATGTGCGACAGAATTGCAACCTGTCTTCTCACAAACGACTACACGCCGGTAGATGGAACGCACAAGATTATATACACATACTCAAACGCCGCATTAATCGCATCAAATGATGGTCATTCCTTTAAAATACACGGAGTCATAAAAGACGGAGAACATTGTGAGGATCCTCGGGCAATTCTTCACAATGGCGCCTGGTTTGTCACGTATACCGATGGTTATCGAGTGGGCGTCGCAAAGTTAGACTTGGAAACATGTGAAACCATATATACTCACTATCTTGAACCGTCCGAGGTCGTTAAGAATAGAGATTCAGATGGGCGAGAAAAAAACTGGATACCGTTTTCAGAAGATGGAAACTCCGGAGGTGACATAATGATGTTGTATTCCGACACACCTCGGACCATTATGAGGTTTAAAGATACAGGAAGTAAACTGGCGTTGCACCCAATACATAGTTTGGGTCCACACACCAATTCAAAGGTCGGAAATATTCGCGGAGGCGCACCACCTGTTCAATACGACAAGGAGCATCTTCTTTGGTTCTTTCATACTGCAAGGTCACATGTCTACAAGATGGGCGCATACGTTACGAAGGGTTATGATTTGGTTGTTTGTGTTATTGATATTCCAATCATCGAGGGAGTTCCCTGGAAAGGAGAGAGACCGTCAGGAACCTTGATCAAAGACAATATAGTCTACCCATGCGGCGCTATAACCACACCTACTGGTTGGGATGTATGCATGGGAATATGCGACTACAAACTTGCGATTTTGCACGTGCCTCGCTACCTACTTGCTCCTCTGGTAAACCTTCCAACTTCCAGAGTCGTAGAGTTCGACGTACCCCTTCTTGACTAGAAGACTCTGCGCCTTCTGTGTAGTCGACCAATTTGTGTCGTCGAAGACCCAAATACCACCGGGGCGGACCTTGTTCCAGTAGAGACATACTTCAGCACACGATGTTTCCTCAGAATGGTTTGAGTCTTGGTGAAGAAGATCAATCGACGCATCTTCAAATTTATGAAAGACGTTTACAGATTTGTCACGCCACAACTGGACGTTCTTGCAATCGTGGTCATCCATAAGGTCGCGCGTATACTTGTAGAAATGATCGTAGTCAATCTTCGCCCACCAGTCGGCATTTTCTTCGTCGTTCGTACCTTCGAGAGAGGCAGGTGCCGACCACGCGTCTACCCCAATTACCATGGCGTCAGAACCTGCTGCCACGGCGATCGGAAGCAAACTCTTTCCCGCAAACACGCCCAGTTCAACGCATGTTTTGAGTTTGTGGGTTTCTATGAGTTCTACGAGTTTGAGAGCCTTTTCGGGGGTGCACCAACCGTCTAGGTTGGTGTAGTCTGTCGACTGAAGAAATGTTAGGAATCCGTCCATTGAACCCTACTGCGTTTCGTTTTTAGAATAATAAACGCACGTGTTGGTAAATTATGAACATATTAGAAATTCCAGCGTTTGTAATTAATCTTCCGAGAAGTGTAGATAGACTTGATCTAGTAAAGCGCAATGTTGCAGATGCGGGGTTTACAAACTCCTCCATTTTTATTGGAGTTGATGGGAAAGATACTAAGACGGTTGCAGAAACGTTGATCCTATACAACACCCCGAGTATAGATCAGGAAGTATCTGCAGGTCATATTGGATGTGTTTTATCACACTGTAACGTCTTAAAACACATTATAGATAATAATATCCAGATTGCAACCGTGTTTGAAGACGATGTTCATTTCCACCCAGATTGGGCGCAACTACACAAGGTATATTTGGAAAAAACACCATCAGACTTTGACATAATATTCATTGGCAACGGTCTCGATAGTTGCCGAGCGTTGACGAACCTGGAAGATATACTCGAAATAACAACAGAATCTGCGTGGTGCACTCACGCATATGTCGTTACATTACAGGGTGCAATAAGACTTTTAAATAGTATTCTGAAATGGGACTACAAAGAGTTTAACCACGCAAGTCGAGGAAAAACACTAACGGGACTTTATAACATCGATATCATGATCAAGGACACTCAGAATAAAAGTATAAATGGAACTATCCCGAAACCTTTCACCTGGTATTGCTGGAACGGAACGAAATACCCGTGCGCGTTTAATAAATTACCCGTTACTGGAAATGATAGTAGAAATACAGGATTAGTATTTCAAAATGCAGATATGTTTAAAAGTCTGACGGCGGAACATGGTTGTGTTAATAACGATAATTTTTATGACGCAAACGGGGACATTATAGATACAACTACGTATGAGACAACCGAACAGTGGATAGCAGATAATTTTATATCGCCAGACGCAGTAGTTCTAGAACTCGGAGGAAGACTTGGGGTCGTAGCATCGCATGTAAACAAGCGGTTAAGTAATATTCGAAATCACTTTGTTGTAGAACCAGATCCAATTGTTTTCTCTCAGATGTATCGAAATCTTCTGAGACATAATTGCAATCCTCACGTATTCAATGGTGTCATATCAAGCAAACCCCTCTATTTTCAGTCCGCAGGACTTTCAAGTCGAACACGAGATTTACCGTGTTCGTGCGAATCCTTCATAGTTCCAAATAAGAGTTTAAAACAGGTCATTGAAGAAACTGGACTACATTTTGATACACTTGTTGCGGATTGCGAAGGATGCCTAGAAGGATTTATCGATGACAATATTGATTACTTGGACAACTTCAAAATGATTACATATGAAGAAGATTATGGAGATGAATGCAATTATGAAAAAATTAAAAGAATCCTTGCAGAGCATCATTTTGTCTGCATACGTCCGGGAGGGCATTCTGTTTGGGAACGACGACCCCCAGCACCTGCTCCAACGCCAGCGCCAACGCCAGCGCCAGCGCCAGCGCCAGAGACACCTCGGGTATTTTCAGATGTCATTAAAATGCCCAACATTTTATCGACGCGCAAAAAGTTCTTTTGGAATCGGAAATAAAATATGTCAAAATAATATGTCCGATAAAGTTAATATTAATAACGTATTTTCTTTAGGGTTCAGGTGTAATTCCGATGAATTTTTACTTAATTTCCTAAAAATTAGAAAATATTCATCGCCATTTTCGTATATGGTTATAGATATAAATACTGCATTAAATTTTATCGCGAACAACTTTGAAAACTATACAAATAAAGATTTTATCGAACCTGGGAAAAATACTTATACATTTAATAAGCATATCTGGTCTTGTAATAATGTTCATAAATGTTCTATAATAGAAAGTGATTATCAAGACATTTTAGACATGGAAAAAGTTTGTATATGGAATCATCATTATTTATACGATGAGAATACTGTAAAAAGTATTAATAGACGATCTTTTCATTTGCTTGATTGTTTAAAAAAGTTTCCAGATAGAACTTTATTATTCTATATCGAAAAAATCCAAAATTATGGAGAAAAAAAATGTTATTTCGATAAAAATATATTAGATAATTACGCCTGTAATTTCTTGATATTAATACCATTATTAAATTTCAATTCAGATCCTCTTGTGTTTTGCGATAACTCGCGCATAAAAATAATTTATTTTAAATCTAACCTTGAATCTAGATGGTCGGTTGATACCAATCGCCACATAGAAGAATGGAATAAACTACAGATACTCATAAATGAGTTATATAACTTCGATATAGAAGATAGAAAAGTTGAAGAAGAGATAGTTTAAATGTATAGTTGTGAATCCATTTTCATGAGTTGTCTAACCCAAAAAAATAGAACGGTTTCCCGTTCAGTTATTCAGTGTTTACATTTCTGCATCTACGCGACCGGCGCCTTCGGGAAGTGCGCCTTGAGGTAGGACTGCAGGTTGAGATACGTCACCGTGTCCTTGTCCGTCACCTTGAGGAGGCGCGACAGGACGCCGTCGGGGATGATGCGGCGCTTGTTCGAGGGGTCGAAGCAGTTGTTCGACTTCACATACGTCGACACGAACTTCGTGACCTCCGTCTGCGAGCGCTGCGAACCCGCCGGGAGACTCATGAACGTGCACAACTCTGCCGAGAGCGCGCGCGGTTTGAGGAACGCATTCTTCGAGCGGCGGAGTTCGTGTGCCGTCTTCTCCTCGGGCGTCATGTCGGCAACATCCTTCTTGACACGGCGCTTGCGGCGCGCATCCTTGACCTCGCGCGCTGCCGTCTTGGCAGCGTTGAGGGCGTCCGTGATCGCCTGCTTGAGGTCGGCAGACACGCGGGCGCGGATCTCGCGAATGTGCTCGACGACCTCGAGGAGCGTCGGGGCAGCACCCGAAGCGGGCGCCGCCTCGGCAGCGGGCGCAGCAGCAGCAACCACCGGAACCGTGACCTCCGTCTTGGCAGCGACGACCTTCTCCTTCTTGGGCGCCTTCTCCTTGGCGGGAGCAGCAGCAGCAGCAGGCGCCGGGGCAGGGGCAGGGGCAACTGCCGGGGCGGCAGCGGCGCCCTTCTTCGTGGTCTTCTTCGGGGCGGCGGAGGCAGCGGTCTCGACAGTGCTCATGTTTGATACAGAGTGAGAAACAGTAGCGGGCATTCTAACGCGGTTGTGTATACTACATCGCGCGACGACGTAAATAGGTTTGAGTGCGATTTTATTTGTTGAGGAGAAGCAATGAGCAGTCACGGAGTTGGGTTGGGTCCGTCCAAGAAAGGTCGCACCGCAGATAGCAGCATGGTGACGCGCAACATCAAATTGGTCGCGCAGGGACAGGCAGACGCGACGTATGCCGATAACCAGAAGAAAAACCCCTTTCGACTGTCGAGCGCTATTCTAGGTGGGGCGCAATACAACCCTGCAGTTCTCGCCCTTCGGAATCTAGGCGTACAAGCAAGAGCGCCGCCCCCGCCAGTTTACGGAGAAAACTGGACTCTGACAAGCGCCCCCGGCGCATTCTGGGATGGCGTTGCGATGAGTTCGGATGGGCAATACCAATCTGCAGTTGTTTATGATGGCGGACTATATAGATCTACGGATTTTGGAGTTACGTGGATTAAGACAAGCGCCCCCGACGCACAATGGTATGGCGTTGCAATGAGTTCGGATGGGCAATACCAAACTGCAGTTGTTGGAAACGGCGGGATATATAGATCTACGAATTTCGGATTGAATTGGATTAAGACAAGCGCCCCCGACGCACAGTGGGATGGCGTTGCGATGAGTTCAAACGGGCGATACCAATCTGCAGTTGTTTATGATGGCGGGATATATAGATCTACGGATTTCGGAGTGAATTGGATTAAGACAAGTGCCCCCGACGCGCCCTGGTATGGCGTTGCAATGAGTTCAAATGGGCAATTCCAAACTGCAATTGCTGTTTTCGTTAGCGGTGGACTATATAGATCTATGGATTTCGGAGTTACGTGGATTAAGACAAGCGCCCCCGACGCATATTGGTATAGCGTTGCAATGAGTTCAAATGGGCAATACCAAACTGCAATTGTTTATGGCGGCGGAATATATAGATCTATTGATGCCGGAGTTACGTGGATTAAGACAAGCGCCCCCGACGCACAATGGTATGGCGTTGCAATGAGTTCGGATGGGCAATACCAAACTGCAGTTGTTTATGATGGCGGGATATATAGATCTATTGATGCCGGAGTGAATTGGATTAAGACAAGCGCCCCCAACACATATTGGTATGGCGTTGCAATGAGTTCAACCGGGCAATTCCAAACTGCACTTGTTTATGAAATTGGAATATATACCTCGCCATAGTTTTGAGTTTGTCGGATTTTTATATCTACATATAATGATGCATCTTGTGTGAGGCGACCCCGCCCTACACAAGAATTTGCATTCTGAACCATACCCCCCCCTGAATTTTTTGGGCAAAAGGGGGTATTTAACAAATGGCAAAAGATATGAGGATGAAAAAGTGGCCAATATGTGGCGACTCCAAAGTCGAAAAAAAGTTTGCAAAAAGTCTGCAGTAGTCAAAATCTTTCACAGAGAGGGGGGGTATGCCGAATTTTTCTGTTTTCTGCACCCCACCCCCCCTCCTCCCAGTAGGGGGCAACTTTTGAATTTGAATCCTGAATCTGAAACTCACTTCAAGTGACGACTGGACGATCCGAAAAAAAGTTTCATCCGTTTTAGACCCTTAAAATCTCCAAATTCAGTTTTGAGGTATACCCCCCCCCGACTCACACGACATGCAGACTGTAGTGGTATGCGCAGTGGTATGCGGTGTTGATGTAGGTGGCAAACTCCTGCGAGTCCCACATTTCGACGAGGACCGAGAGCAGGATCGTGGAAATGTCGAGACTCAAGTGCCGCTCGGTGGTGTAGGTGTGCATAATGTTGCGGAGGTTGCGCAGAATGGTGTGGTATTTTTGGGTGTGCGCGTCCGCCCAGTATCGCGTGTCTTGGATCAAGGAATTCATGAGCAGCACGAGGGCGGGGTAGGACAGCGAAATAAAGTGCTCGTGGTGCAGTTCGAAATCAAATTCGCGGAGGATCTGGCACACGCGCAACCACCGGTTGTCGCGCATGTCGATGGTCGTGACGAGGTTGGGTTGACCTTCGTGGTAGAGCGGTTTGCGGAGTCGTTTCCGGTAGCGCACAATTCTACGCAGGCGGCGCGTATCGTCTTTTGAAAAGGGGGTGCGCGTGTAGGGGTTTTGCACCTCGAGATCTTTCTGAGACCACTGAAAGATGGTGCGCTGGTCGAACCACCACACCTTGCCGTCTTCTTCCACCGAAAAGTAATTGGAGGGGTGCACGTCCGCCTTATCCTCGCACGTCCCCACATCCGAATCGTTGTGGCACCCTCTGCGGTCAATCACGCCGGGACCCGCGAGTTGGTTGTATGCGCGCACATTTCCGCCACGAATAATCGCCTGGAACTGTATGATCCCGCGAAGCGCGCCCGCGGTCACCCACGAGCGAATGCGCTTGGTGCGCATGTGCATGCCGCAATACATGCAGTTAGTCAGCGCATTCTTGCTGCACCGCTCTGCTGATTTTTTATTTTGGCACGCAAGGCACTTCATTTACGCTTATTCGACGCGGATACGAAAATATCACGATAAAACGGATCGGGCAGATTTCGGTGGGGTTTCTAGCACACACAGAAGAGAAGAATGGCAGCACCCGCAACAGTCAACGTCTGCAAGATTTCCGCGTCCAACATTACGTTTTCCGAGGTCAAGAAGAACAAGCAGGGCGGCGGGTCCGTCTCGTTCAAGTATACGAACCAGAACGTCCAGTTTCGCTTCCCGCAGTTCATGTTTCCAGGCGGCGTGCTCGTGAAGGATAACCAGAACAAGGACGGCAGCGTGACGACGTCCTACACAATGTCGGCGAGTCTGCACGGATGCGACCCGTATGCTGCTGAACCCGCCACGGGAGCAGACGACGTGTCCAAGGCGTATAACTTCCTGCGCGAGTTCCAGGAGGCAGTTCTGAAGGCAGCAGTCGATAACAGCGCCAAGTGGTTCGGAAAGAAGCGCGAACTGGGATCCATTCGCGATTCATTCAACAAGTTCCTGAGCGTCTCGGTCGAGAACACTGCCGAGGGATGGGTGCCGAACGGCAAGTATCCGCCGAGTCTGCGCTTCAAGATGCCGGTGTATGACGGCAAGGTCTGCGCGGACATTATCGACGACGAGGACAATGACGTGATCCTCAAGTCGCCGTCGGATCTGCCGGACGCATTCGGCAAGGGTTGCTCGGCAAGCATCATCGCGCAGGGCAGCATCTACATCATCGGTCAGGCGTTCGGTCTCACGTGGAAACCCTCGTTCGTCAAGGTCAGCAAGCGCCGCCGCCAGACTGCGCGCGATCTGTTCCGCGAGGACCAGGACGACGGCGAGAAGGTTTCCGCGCCGCCCGCAGGCAGTGCGCGCGCGGCGTTCGCGGCAGACGACGACGATGACGACGACGAGGCAGCGCCGCAGGTTGTGAAGGCAGGCGCAGGCGCAGCAGATGACGATGATGACGAGGTGGGTTATGGCGGCGTAGTTGAACCTCCCGCTTCGGCGCCCGCCCCGGCACCTGCACCTGCACCGGCGTCGGCAGCACCTCGTCGCAGGAAGGTCGCGTAATCTCCTCCTCCGCAGCGATACACGACCGAATCGCCCGGTGGAATATAAATAGTGCCGTCATTGTCCACAAATAAGGTATCAAATAATGTCAACTGTTTTTTACCTTTACTTTGTGCGAGAACTATACATCCGGAGTGTATTTTCGTGGACAAACACCTGCTGCAAAACTCCTGCCTCTGCTGATTTTTTGCAATATCCTCGGGCGTCACGAGTTTCAGCGCCTGCGTGCGCGTCTTGAGATGCTCGACCGTCGTCCAACCGCGCTTCATGCAGTCGTTATACGCCGTGTCCGTCATAATGTTCCACACCGTTTCGTCATATGCAGTCCAGTCCTCCTGCAGCAGCGTGGAAAAGACATTGTCGCGATACCAGAGGCATTTGTGTAAAGATCCAGTATGCTCGGCAAGACCGACGCGCTTATTATCCTCGTCGTATAACCAGTAGACCTGCAGTCCGTCTTTCGAATATTCGGGGTCTAGATTGCCCCTATACACGGTTCGCCCATCATAATTGTATTCTTCGACGTCGGTATCGAGGTCAAAGGTCGCAATGCTTTCGTCTACGGGATATAGGGTATGAAGACCGATCATGCTTACTTCACCTTGCGAGTTTTGCGGCGCTTGGTTTTACGCTGCTGCTTGCGTGTTTGGAGTTTTGGAGACTTGCACCGGATCATAGTATACCCATCGATACCGCAATTGAGTTCTTTTAGCGTTTCTTCGTCCAGATCGGGAGATGAGCACTCGGCAGGTTCATTCTCCGACGCGGAAAACCCCTGTTTCTGCAAGTTCAAAACCATCTCGCGGACATACTTGAAGTCGTCGTTGGTCCACACGTCCGACAAGGACGAGGGAAACGCCTTGCCCGACGCCGCAACCTTCGCCTTGAACTCTTTCGTCTCGGGAATCGCCGAGTCGGAACAACCCCTGCGGAACTGAAATCCAAACTTGGTGTACAACCCCAACACCTGCGGCAGGGCGTGCAGGTGGATGAACTGAACTTTTTTGCCGGTGCACCACTTTATGAAGAATTTCAGGAGATCTGCGCCGTTCTTGGTTGCGCAAATCAGGTCGAGAAAGTATCCCGTCCCCTCCGGTCGGGCGCAGATGAACCCATAGGGGTATATCAATCCCTGTAGTGCATTGCCTCTGTATAGTACGAAAAAGTGCGTGTTTCCTCGAAGAGCACTTTGCATGAATACCTCCCCGATCTGGTTCTTGCAGGGGTTTCCCGGAATTTTCTTTACAAGATGCTCGAGATCCGAATCGCTAATTATCTGGGTGACCGACAACTTCTGACTGCGGACAGAGATGGAGTATGCAAAAATAAACTTTTCCTCGCGCACAATAACCAGCATATTGAGGGGTCCGGCGGGTTCAGACTTGGCGATAGTAAACGGTCTGTCAAAGTCTTCGTCATCGTCGACAAAGTCTTCTTCGTCGTCGTCGTTGCTGTATTTCGGTTTCGATTTCGATTTCGATTTAGATTTAGGCGCTGCTCCTCGCAAGGTAGCACCTATACTTTTCAAATATTCGGCGATCTCGTTCTGCTTTTCTCGTTCCGCATAGTCGCGCGGCATCCCGAAAAAGTCGTTCTCTTCATTTTCGATACCCGGGTGCGTCTCGACAATATACTTGACGATATCGAGACGACCGAGTTTGATGGCGTGCGTGAATGCAGTGTGACCGTCTCGCGGTCGCTCTTGGTACCACTCGGTATACTTGGAACCTGATTTTTTGTCCTCTGCTATAAAGTCTTCGAGGGGTCCCGTCTGTTTGTCTATAAGCGCAGCAACCTGCCACGCCAGACTCATTACTACTTAAACGACACCATAATTTTCACGTCGTGGTGCTTGATGGATTTCGTAGCAGAATGCGACAACTCGTGGCGCTTCTTGCGCGCGTCTCCGCCTCCGCCTCCGCCTCCTGCCCCCGCCGCAGTCATGCGCGTCTCCATGTCGGCATGAATATCGTCGATGTGGGAGTGCATGTAGTCGATGCACTCGTCCTCGATCGCCCACGCGAAAAAGTTGAGTTGCCCCACCGTCGTCGACACGCCGTGAAAGTCGATGCGCTCGTGGCGGCAGAACGGGTCAAACATCTTTTTGCTATACGCCTTGAGATGCGACTTGTATGCGAGATACACAATCACGTGTTTCCCGGATTTTGTCACGTAGGACACGTTGTTCTTCTTTGAATAATTGGTCACAAACCAGTCGAGAATGCGGAGAGATACGCCTCCCGTCTTGCTGGACAGAATCTCGCGCAGGTTTTCAATTCGTTCAGGGGTGTAAAACTTTTCGAGACGCTGAATGACCCACTGCTCCTGCGTCGCAATTGTTGTTGCGTCGTCCATTATATAGGTGCGATACCCAAAGCGTGTAAACCGGATCATCGTAAAGAACATAGTCTTCAAAGAACAATGATGACGGAGATAGCAGAGAGTGTATTTAAACTCGCAGATTCCGTCACGCGCCTCAACCGCAGAATACGGCAGGTGTGTAGTGAGCAGGGGTATTCATACACGCAGGCGAAGAGGGAGATGCACACGCTCATGCGCGACGTTCCCGAAATCGCGAGGGTCTGGATCCGGCGGCGCACAATCAAGCGCCTCTTGAAACTGTATGGAAAAGCAGACCAGCGCACCGACGCATGGTTGCTGAAGCGCGGCGAAATGATTACGGC